ATGAATATAGGAATACACTTTAAAGTAGTACAAAATAACAGCTATAATTTATCAATTGCACAATTATTAGGGGTATTCAAATTCCAAAAGTATATTTGGCAAGTTGCTAATGATGAAGTCTATATTTTAAACAACCTTGACGAAATGACAGATGAGTTCTTATTTAGTGATGATGAGAGATTAATTACTGGTGAGGAGTTAGAACAGAAAATAAAAAATAAAAATTCCTATCCGATTTTCTTGACACTACGTGGTTTTCCTATAACGGAAGATACTATTAATATACTAAAAACAAAAATACAGACTGCATCTGATTTTATTAATAGTAATTGTGAATTTTTATTAAGCATAGTGGATGGTTTTGATATTAGTATTTTATGCAAAGACAAAGAGTTATTAACGACGTTATACCAACATGTCCAGGATCTTGGTTATGTAGATACCAAGTATCTAACAGTAAATAATAGCGGTACATTTTAATCAAATATGAATTAAATAAAAAAGAGAGTCTACTCATATTTGAGCAGACTCTCTTTGCTACCTCACATACACATAGGCTTCATTAGCTGTTACATAGTATGTTTTTCCTTTACTATTGTATACTTTATATTGTAGCGAACCATTAGCACTTACTTTCGCATCGATTGTGAATCCTAATCCTGCATCCACAGCTCCAGCAACATCTTTATCCTGCCAAGATGGAGCATCATAGAAACGTAGATTGTTAACTTTTGAAACAACATGCTTTCCTACAATAGAAGAATCCACTGTACTGTTAATATCACATTTAATTTTATAAGCATTTCGATTTAGTATTTTCTAATTGATTTGAACATTATTGAAGGCGACATATCAGCGATATTTTATTTCTATTCCGTATAGGTGTTAGCAAGTTCGTTTGCAAACTTGTTAGCACTTTTTTGTTTAGATAATACACACATTCCTTATTGTATATTGAATATGTTCCCATTCAGCTCTTTTTATTGAAACTCCGATATGAAGCTAGAAGATATTTGAATTGAAGAAGAATTTAAAAATACATAAACACATTCATATAAAAACACACCTCAAAAAGAACAGATTGAACGTAGCCTTATCCAATCAATGCAAACACGAGTGGTGCTATTTTTATTTTTTTGAAAAAACCTCTTCATAAAAGAACATACATTCGTATATAATAAGAACTAACGTTCTGTTATTTAGGGGGAATAACGGTGTATGACTATTCAATATTGCCAAATCGAATTGTTTTATGTGTAGATCTTCGTAGCTTTTACGCTTCAGTCAGCTGTATCAAGATGGGATTAGATCCACTTCACACGAAATTAGCTGTAGTGGGTGATGTTAACAGGAATGGCTCAATTGTATTGGCTGCAACTCCACCATTAAAAGCGTTAGGTGTAAAGAAAATGGCTAGATTGTATGAAATACCGCGTCGTAAAGATATTCTCGTGGTAAATCCAATCATGAGCACTTACATAAAATGCTCCAATTTCATCACGAAATTAGCTCTACAATACGTTCCTGTTGAAGATTTCCATCAGTATTCCATCGATGAATTCTTTATGGATATTACGGATAGTATTCATTTGTTTGCTAACGATCCGTATGATTTCGCATTAAAATTCAAGCGTGAAATATATGCGAAGACACGTATCGAATGCACGATAGGAATTGGTCCTAATCCTTTAATGAGTAAAGTAGCTTTAGATGTGGAAGCAAAGAAAACGAAAGATTGCATAGCATACTGGAAGTATGAAGATGTACCCATAAAATTATGGCCAATACGACCACTCAATAAGTTTTGGGGGATTTCGGGTAAAACAGAAGCAAAGTTAAATAGAAAAGGAATACATTCCATCGGAGACTTAGCGCAATACCCACTTAAATACTTAAAACAAAGCTTTGGCGTTATTGGTGAAGAACTACACTTACATAGCAACGGCATTGATTTTAGCCGTATATCAGAAAAATATGTTCCAGCAACAACCTCTATTGGTAAAAGCCAAATACTTATGCGCGATTATACCATAGAGGAATTCCCAATTATTCTACTGGAACATATTGAGGAAGTTTGTTATCGGATGCGAAGACAAAACAAACTAGCTCAAACTATTCATTTTTCCATTGGTTACAGCAAAAATTATTCTGGTGGTTTCAGAAAAACTCACACTATGAACCGACCAACAAATTTAACAATGGATATATATAAGATTTGTACATATTTTTTACACGAGTTTTATACTGGAGAACCCATTAGATCCATCAATGTTTCTTTAACTAACTTAATCAATGAAGGCGAAGAACAGATCTCACTATTCGATAATGTAATACAAAGAGAAAAAGAAATGAAACTAACTAAAGTAATGGACGAAATACGCACTAAATTTGGAAAGAACAGCATATTAAGAGGAATTTCATATACAAATAGTGCAACGGCAAGATACAGGAACACATTGTTAGGGGGACATAAAGCATGAACAACGCTAATATGCCAAAAGGAAGAGGAATGGTTAAATGGACTCCATTCGCCGCGATGCCGGAGCAATTCGCTGGTATCCGTGAGATTGTTAAAGAAAAGACGAAAGCAGAAAGACCTACATTAACCCAAGATGAACAAGAACTTATTGAGAACATGTTGTTATGTTCGTTACTTTCTGAAGAAGAAATAATGATTACATATTACGAAGGTGGTTTTTTACTTACTAACTATATGACCGTTGTTGATATTGATCCGCTGAATAAATCTATAATTTGTACGGATGTATTTTATAATAATATGACGTTGAAGTTTATTGATATTATTGATGCGAAATAAGAAAAGCTGTCCAACTGATGTGCATCCCAATTGTTAGACACAAAAGACAATTGGAGGTGAACATCAGTTGGGCGGCTCTTATTTTTACTTAACTGTATTCTTGGTATCACGAATGATTTTATGAGAATTCAGTATTAGTGTTTTCTATATGATTAAGTCTATATTTGAAGGTGACATATCAGCGATATTTTTTATCTATTTCTTATATGTGTTAGCAAGTTCGTTTGCAAACTTGTTAGCACTTTTTTGTTTAGATAATACACGTATTTCTTCTTTAATATCTCTTCTTACTAAATCCCCCTAAAAATTAAAATTTATATATATTATTTACTTAATTTACAGTATAGTTATATATGTTAATTAATTACAATAATTTTCAAAAAGAGTATACATAGTCATATCAATCATGTTATTTGGGGTAGGTTATTTTTAAATCAGGAATTAAATACAGAAGTAAAAAACGCGCTAGGTACAACAAAGAAAAAAACGGGATAAAGAATAAGTCATTGGGGGACTAGTAATGAAACGTAAAGTATTATCAGTAGCATTACCAATTTTGCTAATTAGTGGAGTAGGTTGTTCAAAAGACGATACAGAAAAGAAAAAGGCTGATAGTTTACAAGTAGCTGAAGCGGAATCTGATAAAAAGGCCTTAGAGACTGTAAACAAAGAAGTAGATAAACTACGCAAAGAAAACGATGAATTAGAGAAAAAAGTAGCTGCAGCAGAATCTGATAAAAGGGCTTTAGAGACCGCAAATAAAGAAGTAGATAAACTACGCAAAGAAAACGATGAATTAGAGAAGAAAGTAGTTAAAGAGCCAGGAATCAAAGAACAAGAAAGTAAAGATAAAGACACCATAACAGAGTCTCATAACCCTATAACGATAAAACAGTATCAAGAAAAGATGGAGACACTTTTTAATCAGTTTTCAAGGGAGCTACAAGCTACAAAACCGATACTTGCAAAGGATCAAACATTAAAAACAAATCAAGTTGAGTTAAAGAAACAATTTGAAGTAGTTAAGGGGCAACTTAGGAAATTAAAAGAACTTGACCCACCTGTAGTGTACCATTATTTCCAAGAGCAACTTAGAGACGATGTGAAAATAATTGAACTAACAATAGACCAAATATTTGTAGGTTTAGATGAAAAAGATAATGAAAAGGCTGATGCAAATTTAAAAGCTATGTATGGATATATAGATACTATGGGTTTGACACTAGACGAAATAAGAAAATTAGAGGGCTAACCCTTAGAAAAAAAGGTAAGGTATTAAATTTCGTTGAAGTTAAAAAATAATAAATACTATTAAAAAAAGAGCCATCAGATTACGGCTCTTTTTGTCTACCAAACTATTCTTTTGTAAAAAATCATTTCACATATACATAGGTCTCATTTACAGTTACATGGCATGTTTTACTTTTATTATTTTGTACTTTTTAAGAATTAAAAAATCGCATACACACTTACAGTAAATGGTTCCGATGCATTTTTAGGATTCGCAATATACAATGATCTCGCTGATACTACACTTGTTCTATTACCGCTTAATACATCGTGAAAAACAACAGGATCTGTACCAGCAGATACATCTTTCATAACATTAAAGCTAACAAGATCTGGATTCCCTCCCCCTTCAACTTCCCACTTTAAATATTGTGTACCTGAAGGAAGACTCTCCGTACTAAAGTTCCCACTTGAGCGGTTTTTTTGTCCATCTAAAGGTTTTGGTTGAGATAATACCGTTGCTACCAATTGTTGTGCTTGCGTTTCCATTAACATTCCCCTTTTCTCAATTAAAGTTTTTTAGAAAGGTTACACTAGCAACCCCCTAAAATATATCATTTATGTAAATTAAATGTATTGAGAAAATTCTTTTTGATTTTCATTTCATTAAATAACAATAGCATATACACTTACCTGAAAAGGAAAATCAGAACCCTTGGGACTTGCGATACAAAGGCTATTATTTCGTATGAAATTTGTTCGATTCCCACTTAATACATCTTTGAATATCGTAGTCCCCATTCCCTTGGATACATCTTTCATTACATCAAAACTAATATGCTCAGCATCATCATTTTCTACTTCCCATTTTATAAACCTTGTTCCAGGAGGAAGCTTCGCCGTACTAAAAGTTTCACGAGGTATTACAGTCGCTATTAACTCTTGTGATTTTATTTCCATATTTACCTACCACTTCCTTTGCACATTAACTTTTCACTTAAATATACACCCTAAAAGAAGAGAAAATATTGAGAAATTTACTATCTATTATTTAGCTTCACAAATAAAAAAAGCCGTTCCCACGAAAAGAGACCGCTCTTGTCCTTACTATTAATATCACGAATGATTTTATGAGAATTCAGTATTAGTGTTTTCTATATGATTAAGTCTATATTTGAAGGTGACATATCAGCGATATTTTTTATCTATTTCTTATATGTGTTAGCAAGTTCGTTTGCAAACTTGTTAGCACTTTTTTGTTTAGATAATACACGCATTTCTTCTTTAATATCTCTTCTTACTAAATCCCTCCTAATGATTAAAATTTATATATATTATTTATTTAATTTATGTTATAGTTTCATATGTTAATTAATTACAATAATTTTCAAAAAGAATATACATAGTCATATCAATCATGTTATATGGAAATATTCACTTCAATCCAAAAACGTTATATTATTATATTCATTTATTATGTATTTCGAATTTAAAAGGAGATGAAGTTTTGATTAAAACAAGAACTGTCATATTAGTTGTCTTTATAGCTATAATTTTTTGTTTATCTATTAAAGTAATATTTGGTGATAAACCGGCATCAAATACAGAGACATCCACTAAAGCTAAAGATGCTACCTCTGAACCCCAAAAGGAAAAACTATCCGCACAATTAGATACGTTAAATTATAATAAGGAGACAGATAAACTCAATTTATCTATAACTACCAATATTCCTGATTCTACACAGGCCACCATCAAAGTGTACAGTTCAAAAAAATCAGAGAACTACGATTATACCGCTACAAGTGGTGAGGTATTTAAAGATGGTAAATTACAAACAACTATTTCCCCGTCACGTCTTGTCGAAAACGGAGAATACTATGTGAAAATAATTATTGATGTTTCAACTGAAGAACATACTTCTAAAAATAAACATCTTATTGATAAACTTGGAAGTAGATATGAAGTAGAAAAACAGTATAGCGGAGATACTTTAGTAAAAATTCGCGATATTTCTTCCGACAAATATGCAATTGAAATTGACACAAAAAATATAATATCTATTGAAAACGGCTTTACTGACCAAGAAGCACGACAAGAACTAGATAAAAGAATCAAAGAACGTGAACAACGCGAGCAACAAGAAGCGCAACAACCTAAACAAAATGAAGTTCAAACTACAACTGTTAGTGCAAATAGTAAGGGAGAAGCGTGGATAAAATTATCCGAGTTAGAGAAACGAACATTAACAAACCGTATAATTAGTAACTGGAAGTCTAATGGATACACAGTTACAGTGGGTGCCGAGTGGTTTATCGGAGCTTTAGATGCATTCTATGGAACCCCAGAAACAAATGTAAATACAATTGCGGATGCTATGGCTCTATCTGGTGTCGCTGGCGGAGTAGTAATAAAATAAAAAAATCGACCGCCTTATTACAGGCGGTCTTTTTACGTCCACTTATTGTACATTCACATAAGTCGGGTTAGCCGTAATGTAGTACATATTCCCTTTCGAATTGTGCTCGCGGTATTGAGGCGAACCGTTTACATCGACTTTTGCGTTGATAACAAAGCCGAGACCTGTGTTAACTGTTATTTATTCCATGTAGCTTTCGTATAGAAGTTTAGGTCGTTTACTTTCGATATCACGAATGATTTTATGAGTATTCAGTATTAGCGTTTTCTATATGATTAAGTCTATATTTGAAGGTGACATATCAGCGATATTTTTTATCTATTTCTTATATGTGTTAGCAAGTTCGTTTGCAAACTTGTTAGCACTTTTTTGTTTAGATAATACACGCATTTCTTCTTAAATACCTCTTCTTACTAAATCCCTCTTAATAATTAAAATTTATATATATAATTTAAATAATTTATGGTATGGTTTCATATGTTAATCAATTACAACACTTTTAAAAAGGAGATTATTATAATATGAATATAGGAATACACTTTCACGCTCCAGAAGATGAAAATTTCTTTTTATCCGTACTAAGTTTATTAGAACCTTTTAATTTTAAAAATTACTCATGGCAAGTAAATGCTTCCGAAATATACCTAAAAGATTCTTGTGGTAATTTTACGTCTGAAACATTGCTCGACGATGATCACTTTATATCTGGAAATAAGTTAGAACAAAATTTAAGAAACAAAAATTATTTCTTAATCTTCTTGACAATATGTGCTTTCCCTGAATTAGAAAAGAATACTCCAACACGAATACTCACAGCAATAGACTTTATTAACACTGATTGTGAATTCGTATTAAGTATAGTGGATGGTTTTGATATTAGTATTTTATGCAAAGACGAAGAATTATTAACGACGTTATACCAACATGTCCAGGGTCTTGGTTATGTAGATACCAAGTATCTAACAGTAAATAATAGCGGTACATTTTAATCCAATATGAATTAAATAAAAAAGAGAGTCTACTCATATTTGAGCAGACTCTCTTTGCTACTTCACATACACATAGGCTTCATTAGCTGTTACATAGTATGTTTTACCTTTGCTATTGTGTACTTTATATTGTGACGATCCATTGACAGTTATTTTCGCATCAATCGTGAACCCTAATCCTGCATCTACAGAACCAGCAACATCTTTATTCTGCCAAGATGGAGCATCATAGAATCGTAGATTGTTAACCTTAGATACAACGCGTTTCCCTATAATAGATGAATCCACTGTACTCTTCTTACTAAACTTCACATAAGAAGGATTGTTCTTAATCCACTGATTTCCACCAAGATTTAACCAACCATCCTTTTCAGCCCATACAACATAAGATTCGGGTTTATTTAACTGTCGAATCTTAGAATAGCTTGTATCTGGTCCTTTACGTAAATTAACGTTGTAGCCTTCAATATAAGCAATATCATTTGTTACTGCTGTCGGTACTTCTGCTGGTTTAGATGGCTTATCAGGAACAGAAACGTCCACGCTAGAATTATTGTATGATCGTTGTACATCCGCTCTAAATTGAGCTTCTGAAACGCCATGAGACTTTAAGTAGTCAAGTGGATCTTCATGATCTGTTCCACCAAGGTATTTCGTTACATCATAGTGAGTCCATAATCCTTTTTCCACAGATAAACCACGATCACGAAGGATTTTAGCAAGTAACTTCACGTATTTATCATAGCTGCGTTTGAATTTATCGTAATCCGCTGTTTCGCAAAGTTCAACATGTACAAAGCGTTTATTTGCTCCTGGTCCACCACCATAAGCAATGTACTTTGTATCCGCAATTTGGATTGTTTCGTCCCAATCGACTGCATAGTGAACAAAAGCATTTCTCCATGTACGAGACTCATACTTTTGGATATTAATAGCCGGAGCTTCTGGAGTTGCTGTAGAATGTGCTACAACGCCCTCATAAGCACCTACACCATAACGGTATGGTTGTTTAGGTAAATCAGGAATAATAAGCGTTCTATCAGCAAAAGCACTTGTTGCAAAAGAACCAGCAAGTACTAGAATCGTAAGGAACGAGGTAATATGTTTCATTGTCTTTTTCATTTTTCATCAACATCCTTTTTCATAATTTTTGTGTGGTCAAATAGTCCACTTGCTGACAATCCAATGATGATCCCTTGAAATACATTTGTTTTGATATCTCCGTCCAAAAATAAAACGCCTAGCACAATGCCAAGCGTTACATTCAATAACGGAACATATTTTGTTTGTAATCCAATTGTTTTGCCAATTTGTGAAAGACCAACTACAATGCCAATCATTACAGTAATTTCAAACATTACATACCACCTCCTTTCATTAAGAAAGTGAGTGCTGCGCCTATAATTCCACCTACAATAAGGCGTAAGATCCAGGTAGTATTAGCGCTAATTTTATCTAACTGTTTGTTGATATTGATAATGTCCTTTTCGTTACCAGTTGTTCGCATCTCTAAGCTTTTAATTTCTAAACGAATGTCCTTGATATCTTGCTTCATTTCTTGTACATCATTTCTTACATCTTGTAACCCTTCCACTTTGACCACCTCATTTCAAAATAAAAAAGAGAGACAATTATTTGTCTCTCTTTTTTACATACTCCGTATTTCGGTAACATTTTTTAATAAAATTCTTCTTTGCATTTTATAGCGCTTTTCAAATCACCTAGTATTGAACGTATCAAAAAATACTCCTCATGTTCATACGTGATATTATTTTGTATATTTTCAATTAATATCTGTACTTTTTTTAGAGTTTCCCTTTGTTCCTCGGTAATAAATTTAGGTTCATTTCCCATATTCATTTTAACCTCCTTGAAAGGGATGATTAACTATTCATAACTTGACGTACAGTTTCTAAATATCTACAATAGCGATCATATAAATAATTATAAGGAATAATATCTAACCAACGAGGTAACCTACGCTTTATACGATTGAATTCTCTTTCCTCTTGATAGCTAATATTACCAATAAGACCTATAGCTCCTGGATACTCAATTAAATAATTGTATTTTTCTTGAAAGTGTTTTTGTTGTCCTTTATCTTTAAAATATTCTAAATAATCATCCAACTGTGCTTCTAATTCGGTAACTTCTGCTTTAAAATGAGCTCTTGCTTTCTCATTATTTCTAATGATATTTCTTTTCGCCCTCTTATAATCTACAACTTTCCATACTTTCTCATCTTGATTATATGCAATTAAATCTGGTTTAAAATCTTTAGGATTGTCACCATGGATATTTTCTAATTTTACTTGACGAAGTGGATTTATCAATCCTAAACACTGTTCTAAAATCACATCATTTTCACTAATAAAATTATCTATTTCTTGCTCTAGAATCGATTCATCAAAGAATAAACGTTCCATTTCTTGTTTAATTCTTTCATGTTTTTGCATAAATATTTCTTTAGGATTATCTTCTTTAAAGTAATCCCAATATATTTTTGATAAATCATCTACATATTGTCTTAGATTATGAACTTTTTCATGAAATACTTTACTTGAAAAAACAAGAGCATAATCTATATTTACTATCCCAAGATACGGCACTTCTATTTTCAAATCCTCAATAATTATGTCTATGGAATCTCCAAAAAGTTCAAACGGTTTCCACCCGCCAGCTAACTCTACATTCTTCAAACTTATATTCGATCCCTCAATTCTGAAAAATGCATTCTTTTGCTTTTTCCATGTTCCGCTTGGATCTAAAGTATTAAATACATCACCCATACACATTTCCGATTCAAATTGAAATTCATTGCTTCTTTTAAACATAATCAATACATGTTGATGGTCATGTGAATATACAGCTTTAGCTGCTACGTTACCACCATTAAGAGCTTTAGGTAAAGCTTTATCTAGTTCAATATTGAAAGTTCTAAGGGAATCTTTCAAACTATTAAGCTCTGCAATAAAATTAGCTGCAAATTTTTCTAAATCTTTTCCTGTAACAGTTACTTTATTTAATCTTTTCATTTTTTCCCTCCATTATCTATATAATTCAAATTTAAGGTAATTTAATCCTTTTTTCAATAATATTAAACTGTTTATGGACTTTTTATAAAAGCCGTATTTTATACAAAATAAAAAAGCGACATATTCGGCTGTCCCTTTTTGACTTATTCTTATTCGATTGGTGCAACTTTTTGTGCTGCTAATTGTTCTTCAAGCATTTTAAGTTTCGCTTCCATTTCTGCCTTTTCTCGTTCTAATTCTTCTTTTGTAGGTGCAAAATATATTACTTTTACTGATTTTTCAATTTCAGGATCAATTGCCTGTAACTCTGCAACTCTTCCATTCCAGACAACTTTATAGTTTTGTATAGTGTCTGCTATATAACGATCAACTCGGAAGAAATGTATATAATCACTACTCGGTATAATATGTTGCCCACATTCTAACCGAGTTATATTCCCTGCTTCATCTGAATCACAGTACATACATGTTTTATATCGTTCATACAGTTCATATTTTTCTTTAATTTCCATTTTCATCACCTTTCTTGCCACGCACTTAATAACCTTGCATATGCGGTGTTATTTGCACTATTGGATGCTAATTTCAAATAGATATACTTCATATTTCCTGTTGGTACACCCAGATCAATCATAGCATTTACATAATAATCATCAGCAATCGTTTTACTATGCATGGTGTACCATAAGTCCTTTCCGTCTACATCGGTTATTTTCACTTGTGCCGCTGAACCCGGGTCAATCGCAAGACTTAATGCAAAAACTAAATATCTCCCCGTGTGTTTAAATGTATAGTAATTACAATTTGACCATGTTGTATTTCGTGTCGCGTACCAATAGGCACTATAATTCACACCTGGGGACATAAATGGTGGTTCATGAGAGCTAACATTCATATCAAAATTGGCTACCCCATTTATGATTAAATTGTAACCATCTTCTCGTTCTATGTGTATAGCACCCTTTTTCGTATAAACACCACGATAGTCCATTCTTGCAAAAGAATCTGATTTCCCTGTATTTGCTGTGATCCCATCGGCGCCCAATGTAATGTTTGTTGGAAGTGGGCTTGTTAGACGTAAATCAGTTTGGATTTTTTCAATCTTATCTCGTACTTCATCTGGATTTTCTGTCCATCCAGTTACTATACTACCTTCTTGAAATGACATCTCAATTACATTTAATGTACCGGATGCCATCCCATTAAAAATATAAGGAGAAAAATATAAATCCTTATCTTTGGGTGTTAAAAAGGTGACATATAACCTTTTCCATTGTTTTGATAAAAATGATTGGTCATACTTAATAATTTCAACCATCTGTCCAGCTGTATCTTTTGCTGTATGCGCCCAAAAATGAAGTGGAGTTATCGTTGTTCCATTTCCTGCTGCTGAACCGTATGCCATTGTAGAATACGTATAATAGGTATTTCTTTTTAAAGGTATATTCGGTTCAAGGTACTTAACCCCTTGTGGCATAGGAACCCTCAATGTTCTCTTTCCGTTATATAAAATTGAACTATCTGGAACACCGCCACCTTGTCCATTGTCTCCCCACAGCCTATTCGCAATAAAGTCCGCTGTATTTTTTAACATGTTACTACCACCAGCGGTTTGCTCATCCACATTATTTTTCGCTTTTGCTTGGATAGCTTCACTTAGTACGTCTATAGCTTGATAGTATTTAAGCCATGTATCACGCCACACGGTGGGATTGATCGGGATTACCTTGTCTTTATTACCAATGGATGTATCCCATGCATCAATCGGTGTAAGAGCTTCTAGATACGTTTTTAAATTTGTGTATTGAGTTGCTACGGCTACATAGTTTGTATCTGAAGTTGGTATTCCAATATTGGTTGCCTGCTTGCGGACAGAGTAAAACTCACCTTTGCCTCCACTATCTAAAGCCGTAGCGACTGGCAAGGTGTTTGCTGTATCAGGCAAAACAGATCCGATTATATTTGCTAGTTTATCTTTCACATAACTTCTTTCTGTAATATCAATTTTCGAATCGTCAGCAAGATTTGAAAGAGTAGTAGTTGCATTTTCAATTTTGTCATTTGCATCCTTATCCAAAGATGCTAAGTCAAGGGATTGTACTACCCAACTCTTCCCATCCCACATTTTCAAAACGTTGGGTTTAACAGATGAATCTATCCATAGTGTTCCTGTAGTTGGATTACTAGGGGCTGAACCACTAATTAATGCATCGTTTAAATCAAGTAACGTTATAAAACCTGCTGCTTTTGGCACATTATCACCTACTCAATCTCACAAATTACAGTGCCTTTACCAGTGACTTCTGACGCTTGCACCGTAAGTGTTTTTCCTGTTTTGTAATTTGTTGTTCCGCCCCAATTCGGAACCATCGTTCCACCTGCGTTATATAAGTACCATTTATATTGATATTTCGTTCCAGTTGCATCTACTTCTGCTCCCGCTTGGTACACTTTCGCAATAACTTGTACCGTACCTTGTCCGTTTTTAAAGACATTTCCTGTTAACGCTATTGGTGTAACTTGCAATGGGTCTGTTTGGTCTGCAAATGTAACAACATCTACATACGTTTTAGAACTATAAGTAGCAATACATTTAAAGGACGCCATCCCAGCTACAGCTCCGGCTGGAATTGTTAATTTATCAGTAGTATGTCCGCTTGTTCCTCCGCCTGTTGCTGTGGAAGTAAGTTTTAACCATCCGACACCTCCGCCTTGATCTGTAGAAACGGAAGCATCTTGTTTATACCATTGATACGTAACGCCTGTTGTTTGCTGCGTGGAACCATTAAAGACATCACATTCAGCGATAAGACCACCTGCACTATTTCTAAAAATGTTCCCATTTGGTGCCCATACGTATGCAGCAATAGCGTTTTGACCGTTCGCACCATTACTACCATTTGTTCCATTGCTTCCGTTCGTTCCGTTCGTCACCTTTACTAATTCAATATCCAATTTAGATGTGATATCCAACCCTGTTGATGGATCAGTCCATACCACTTCACAAAGATATACTTGCTGATTTTTAGATGCTAAAATATTCGCCTTAATTGTGAGTGGTTTTCCAACTCCAGTACCGATTGAATAATTTGTATCATTTGCAATTGGCGTGTTATTACCTTGCTCATACCATGTAATGCTCTTTGCTTGTCCGATAATATCGGTTGCTGTACCCGATACAAATAAAGAAGGCGTTAATATCATATTATTTGTCGCCCAGTTAGGCGTATAAGTATTTCCATTCGGGTTAAAAATTTGTACTTTCGCCTGATTTGATCCAATGTAACCCGTTAAACTTTTTGCATCGTTCAAATCTATTAAAGTAATTTGACCACTTGCTATAACTGCCATTCTTCATCTTCCTTCCGGCTATATTTTGTTTATTTCACATGCAAATGTAGCTCGAATATTTACATCCAAATTTGTAATAGTGACCTTCTTACCAGCATTTTCATGCGCCTTATTCCATGTGTTATCACCAAGCGAATCAGCGGATTTTCTTGTCCATTTATACATAAAACCCGTTGTATTCGTCATGTCTGTTGCTCCATGATACACACGCGCTTCAAGCTCTGTACTAATTTGACCGTTCTTAAATGTAGTTCCGTTTGAACTTCGAATCTCAACCTTATATACAATATGATTCGTTACTTCATCCACATTTTTTTGAGCTGTATCGGCAATCTCTTTTGTACGAAACAAGATTAACTCATTCATCTTATTCCTAGATCCAAAGTAATTCGTTAAACAACTTTTATATCTGTCACCATTGATAACCGAATCTTTTATCATATTACTCGGTGATAAAATGGCCGCCTGATTATTTTCATCATGTTCAACGGTTAAAAAGTTTTTCAGTTCTTCATATCTTTGTGTATACATATCTCTTTCGAAAATCTTTTCTTCCGGTTTCCAATACCCTGCCGCAATCTGCATAGTGGAACTAAACTCATTTTGAATTTTTACCCACTCTGCACTTAGAAATTGTTTTTCAATCACTGTAATTACGTTATCTTCTGATAAGTTATCAATCAAAGTGTCTAGCCTATTAGAGACTTTAAAAGGATCATAACCTTCTTCAAAAAATGTACCCGGTCCAACTTTAATGTTATTTGCATCAAATTGACCAACAACACCTACTGAAGCAACAAGCCCTTCATAAGTAAGAGCTTCTTTAAATGTTTTCCCACCATCTCGACTAATACCTATTCCAGCACTATTGAATGCAACAAGGTTATTTGGATTTTTAGGATTAACGCCAAGTATGCCATTCTCAAATGTTAATTCTGTTTGAGCATTCTTAATTGCTTCACTTGCACGTTTAACTCCTTCATCTAAGGCATTGTATTTAATTTTCCCATCTTCATTTACAACGCCACTCATTGCCTTCTGTACGGTTTGAAAAAGCGTCCCACCAAAAGATTTTTTATAGTTAGCTAGTGTAACCCTACATGCAATCGGCTCTAACTTTGCATTAAACACTTCCTCAATTTCCATAATTCTGGTTTCAATATCAATATCCATTGGCTCATAAATTAAAAGAACCCGATCTCCTTCATTCGGCACATTGTAAGGGTATCCGGCTTTTCTCAAATCTATAAAGTCAATTGTCATACTAACAACTGGCGTGTCTTGTAGGTTTTCTTTTAATGCCTTGTCTAATCCATCTATGGTTGTAAAACGTTCGTCATCTATGGAATCCGCTTCAATTAGCCCAAATTTATGTACATTCGGACTGGTGTATTCTCTATCTAACCCGTCTTTACCATATCCACGAATATAAGTCGCAAGGGGCTTTGTATCAATTTCTCTTTCAAATGTTTTGATATTGAAATTGTACCTAAACTGAAAATCAGTATCTTCCCCAATTTTTTCTTTAAAGCTGGCGAGATTTCCACGAATCGATATTTCTGCCTTATAGCGTTCTAATTTCTTTTTTAGTAACGCTAATCGATTTTCTTTTCCAAACTCTTGAAAATCTTGTGCATAAAACCGATCAATAATTACTGTTTGATATCCTGTCCCTTCAAAGACAAAATCAACTGCATCACGAAAAGTCATGCTACCGTTATGAACTTTGTATTGTTGCTTATTCAGCATATTTACGTAAAATTCATGAATGCATTCAACTCTTTTGTAAAACTTACTTTCTATCGTTCTCTCCGTTAAATGCTTTACGATATAAACTTCACCATCAAATTCAATTTTGCTTTCTTCTTTTACCAATGGAAAAGAATGTGTATTTTCTTCTGTAGGATATAGTAAAAAACTAATTCCTTTTTCCCCATTCACCCTACGAACCCTAGTTATAGTTGGAAAGCCTGTTAGTATCTCTGTATTTCCTGCTATATCAGTTACTGTAACTAAATCCAACATCACACCTCCTTTCTATAAGTATTGGAAACGAAAATCGAATGAAATAGAAAAAGCGCCTTTAGCGCCTGTAATTTCAAATTCATTTATCCCTTCCCTTAAAGATATTACTTTTTTATTTGTGTCTCGAACAATGGACAAGCTGTTTTTCGTACTTCTAACTTTATCTATCACAATTGTATCTTTATCCGTTGTTACGCTGGTATAAATCCATTCTTCTTTCGTTGTTTTATTTTTAATCTTAAGATTCTCAGAAGCCCCTTTAAAGGTAATTCGTAAAGGCATCTGTCTCGGATCAATTTCTACATCACCTTTATTATCAATAGAGAATGTAGCTGTTGTTCTTGTATACTCTGTTTGCATCTTTTCTAACGTCGATTGTAAGGATTCAGCAAAAGCATCTGCTGATTTATACTGAATTTCTATAAGGCTGTAGTTTCCGTTCGCCTGTGGTTCTACTTCATACTTACTTGACACTCGTACTTTCCAACGCTTCTCAGGCTCTCTATTTGAAACAATATAAAACGGAGATTGCGAAGCGAAAAGACGGAACATAAAATTACGGACTTTATAAAAATCATCTATCCCATGTGGTTCTGCAAGAAATAAAGATTTTATATCATCCCTTGAATTAAAACTTCCACCTAAATCAATTTCTCCGTGTCTCCCATCTAACTTTTCGTATCCAGTGTTATAGAAAGGTGAATTAGGAAGAAAATTTAAAACAGTAAGTTTGTCATTAGATGAAATAACAAACTTAGAACCATCTTCCTGAATAATTGTAAGAGTTTGATTGGTCATCGTCTCACCCCTGCATTGTATAAATCTGTCTCAAATTTCTGTCCTTGCAATAGCTCTAATGGAGATATTAATAATTCTGCAAGAACCATTCTATCTATTACAATTTGTAATGGTCTTTGTTGTGCAAGGTCTCTGTTATTATATGGCATATATTGTCCCTTATCTGGATTATCATTGTCTGGCCGATACTGTATAACATTAGGATTATCAGATAACACTTCTCTCCATCTAGAAAGATTACCGACATCATAAATTGAAAGTCCTTCAAAACGTTCCATTTGACGTCCGATTTCTCTAACCATATCACGCATACTTTCAGGGATATGTGTTATCCAATCGTTTTGCCAATCTCCATCCACAAAGATTGCATTGAAATATTTCGTTAGTGGATCATCACCTTGAAAACTAAATATTTCTTCTGGTTTAATAGAACGAATACCATCAATTGCCTCTGTAAGAGAACCCTGCAAGGCATCTCGTACTACAGAATATTGACTCTTAATCCCGGTTGCAAGTCCTTGCGCCATTTGAACACCTGCAAATGCTAAATTATTGGATTTTAGCGTATTTACAAGAGACTTATAAGCATTTGTACCAAGAGTGCGGCTTTCATTTTCTGCCATATAAGATGTTTTTTGAATCCCCAGCGCAAAACCTTCACTAAAGGGTTTTCCCCCTTGATCACGTGTCAATCGTGAGGGCGAGTTCACATTAAGTGTAGCTTTTAACGCTTCAAATGCACCTCTAGCTAAACTAGACGCTACACTTTGCACATTCCATTTCCCATTAGAAATACCACTAGCAAATCCACTTGAAAATGCTTCACCAGGGCTAACAGAACTAACGCTTTTTAATCCAGAATTCCCACTCTCTGCTACATTAGAACCACTTGATCTTACTCGTCCCTGGGTATTCTCCATACCTTGGGCGAACTCATTGCCACCTTTTTGACCGTGTGGCGTACCATTAACATTATTAAAGCCAGCATGAGCTGAAGCTACAGCTCCAAGAGCACTCCCTCGGATATAACCATTTTGATTGACGATACCACTTGCAAAACCTTGGCCCCCTTGATTACCTGCCGGGTTTCCATTAATCGTGTTAAAAGCACCATGAGCACTAGCGACTACTTGCAAAGCACTTCCTCTGATATAGCCATCTTGGCTAATTATGCCTTGTCCTAGTTCACTACCACTTTTATTACCGCCACCACCATCAGTCGAGCTGCCTAAAATCCCTTCAACGGCTTGTTTCTTCCCTGTCGCCGCAGTTTCAGGAGCCGTATTAGTAGATATCCCATTAGCTTGTGTTTGACTTATATCAAATCCAACTTGTGTTAAATCTAATTTCGCTCCATTTTCAACTAGCAATGCGATTGCCTTTGCTGCTAGTTCAGCGTTAATGGAACCATTTTGCATACCTTGTACCAGCGTTTGCACATTGAATTGCCCTACTTCTCCAAGATCAACTTGAACATTACTTTTAATATCTAATCCCATAGTCTGTACGACTTGTTGTAATGGTAATGCTCCAATTTGCATTCCATTAATTAAAGTTTGTATGTTGTTTTGACCTTCTTGAGTGGCATCAACTTTCATTCCATTTTTAACGTTTTGTTGGAAGAATTGGAATACTGTATCAAATGACAATGTTCCATTCTGAAGTCCTGTTATCCACGAATCCATTGTCATTTTTCCGTAGATGCCAAGATCAATCGTAGTATTACCTTGCATATTTTTACTTAGGAATTCCCTTACTTCTCCTGTATCCTTAGTTTTGATGCCTTCAATCCACTTTTGCATAGACTCAATACCACTTTGTGAAAGATCTACTTTATATACATCTTTTAATTTATTGGCATTTGCGGTTGCTACAGCTGAAGAATCTAATTCACCTTTTTGGAGTTTTTGTAAGAAAGTATCGATTGTAAATTGTCCAGCGGGTCCTAAATCAATTTTCATTTGTCCATCTATTTCTTTTGCCATCGATTCTGCCAAAAGTCGAGAGGATTCTGTTCCTTTCTGCAACTCCCCCACATACATGCCTATGCTTTCAATTCTTGATTTTCCATACTGCAATTCAAATGCTAATAATTTATCTTTATGATCCTTTTCGGCTTTTAATTGTTCACTATTAAAACGGTTAGAAACTTCTTCATAAGTTTCTTTCCCAAAAAGATATGCTTTTGTCTTTTCGGCCCAACCTTTATTTTCAGCCTCTAGTTTATTGGCATTTGCCAAAACAATAGAAGCATCTTCAGCTTTTAAATGCTCTTCTAGCTTTTTAAATGCATCACCACGTATGGTTTGTAGATCTGATACATGCTTTGATTCATAAAGAGCAATAGCATCCAACGTAGCTTTTCTTTCCTCTGGCTTAATTTCACCTAGTTTAAATGCTTTTTCTACATTTTCACGCCAACCTTTTGTCTGCTTTTCTAAAGATTTTACACCATCATCATACACTTTAATGATGCTCTCAAATCTTTTCTTACCTGCATCTACAGATAACATTCCACCAGCTTCTATTTCTTTTGAAATAGACGTGATTTCTTTCGCCTTTGCGTAGAATTGTTGAACATTCTTATCAGCCACTTGTAATGCTTGATCAAACTTTTGAGCAAAATCTTTTGGCATTTTCATTGTATCTCCTTGATACCTTTTGATACCTTCTTCTAAGATTTTTTCAGCTTGCGTAGCTACTTCAATTTCTTTATTAATTGATTCAATTATATTATTTTTGACCTTCTCCAAAGATTCCTTTGCACCCTCTGGAACAGTTCCCATCAACTGACTAAACATTTTGTTAAAATCGCTTTTCTTACCTTCTAGCTCTTTAACGACTTCATTTGTCATTCGTTGAAAAGCTTTAATCGTTTCATCGGCTGCTTTATTTGCTTCTTCGCCTGTTTTAAGTTTCAAATCCATCATATTATTGATTGCTTTATCTTTTAAATCCACGTAGGCGCCAGCTGCTTTACTTGTTGCATCGCTCACTACTTGACCAAATTTCCCTACTTGAGATTCAGCCTGTTTTGATTTTTCATTCAAATCAAATAACGCTATACCCAACGCTCCAACTGCAAGAACAGCTCCTGTTATAGCTAGAGCAATCGGATTTGCCAATAAAGCACCTACACCCATAGCAAGAAAGCCTAACGCTGTAGTTACACCAGCTATCCCAAAAGCTAATAATGCACTTTTAGCAATCGTACTTTGTATGGATTCATCTAAATTATTAAACCAATCTACTACACCTTGCACACCTTCTACCACATCAACTAATATCGGTAACAAAGCATCACCAAATGATTTTTTCAGTGTATCTACAGCACCACTTAGCTGTTCCATTTTCCCTTTAGTCGTGTTCATCTTCGTCTCAGCAACTTCTAATGCTGTTACCTTTGACATTTCCGTATACATATTTTTCACACCATTTGCGCCCTCTTTATAAAGGATGTTAGCGGCACGAATAGCATCAGATCCAAATAACGTATACATGTAAGATTGTCTTTGTTCAGCCGTTAACCCTTGCATTGCCATTTGGAGAACTTCAGCAATATCGGACATGTTTTTTAAGTTTCCATTTGAATCAAAAAAGGCGTTTGTCATGATACCCGTTGAGAAGGTTAACTTCTGAAATGCTTTCTCAGCTTTTTCAGACCCAACTTTTACACCAGCTTGTTTAGCTGCGTATTCAGATAAAGATCCAGTTACATCTTGAAATGACGTTGAAGTTGGCTTAATACCTTTTTCTCCAAGAAACTGCATTGCCTTTCCAGTATCAATTGTTATTAATCCCAACTCGCTAAACATTTCGTATGCTTCGTTAGATTTAGGAATTAAGTTTGCAAGCATTGTTTTCAGTGAAGTACCTGCATCAGAACCTTTTAAACCGTTCTGTGCAAATAAAGCTAAGGCTGTTGTAGTATCTTTAAAACTTAATCCTACACCCGCTGCTACCGCTGAAACCATTGATAAACCAAATTTCAATTCACTAACATTCGTTGCGGAAGCATTTGCTGCACCAGCCAATAGATCAGCTGCTTGAGCTACTGATAAATTATCATCCTTGAACGCATTTAGAGCTGTCGAAGCAATTTCTGCTGCATCTCCCAATTCCAATTCCCCAGCTGTCGCTAGGTTAAGAGCGCCTTCTAAACCACCATTAATAATGTCAGTTAGATTTACCCCAGCTTTAATTAACTCTTCGATCCCTTGTCCTGCTTGTACAGAAGAATATTTTGTTTTTTCTCCCATTTCTACAGCAAGTTCACTAATCTTTTTCATTTCATCGCCAGTTGCACCAGAAACTGCTTGAATATCCGCCATCTTCTGCTCAAAGTTCATCGATTCTTTCACAGCCACCGCAAGTCCGGCTCCGATAACGCCAGTCATTGCTGCAAAGGTTGTTCCGACTTGACCGCCGACATCCTGCATTTTATTTCCTGTATCACGCATTCGTTCCCCAGTTCGATGTAGACGATTCTGCTGTTCGGCTAATTCGCGGTTTGTTTCTCTGATTTCATTTTGAATCCGTTCTTGAGCTGTTTCAGCACGATTCATAGCAATTGTATTGTTATCGATTTGCGTATTTAATCGCTGTAGTGCCTGACCATTTGATGTATATTCAGCTTGAAGCTGCTTTAATTCTTGCTTCAATTGTTTAGCTTCTTGTGAATTACGTCCAAAATTTTGTACAGCTTGGTTATACTGTGTTTCAAGGCGTTCCATCGATGCTGCCAATGTTAAATTGGATGCTTGTAATTGTTCTTGCTTTTGTCTTGCTTGTTCAATTTTTTGACGGTAATGCTCTACCTTTTGTCCTTGTAGAGTGAACTTTTCATTCAAATACGTTAATTTATTTTGTAACTGCTCTACAGAATTCCCAAGTAACCTAGCACGTTCACTCGTCAAATTAAACTCTGAGTCTATTAAGCGTAAACCACGATTAATTCCTGCGACTCCATTTTCAAAACGTTGGGTGTCAAGTGTGACCCGGGCACCAATTTCCATATCTCCAGCCATTTATCTCACCTACCTTTATAACCAAGCTGGCGCTTGATCTGCTGTTCGAACAACTTTTTTATCTTCTTGCTGTTGTTTGTAGCCTAATGTTTTAAAAAAGAGGACTAGATCCATTTGATTTATATCTGCTTGAGATATACCAGTATCTTGAAGCATGCTATAAATACCAAGCATTAATTCTGTCGGTTTGAATGGTTCCTTCTGTTTCTCGTTTTCTTTTTTTTGATAAATTTGTCTTCGAATCAATAGCATTGATAATAGCAACTGCTTCAGCAATACGCCCTATAATCGCTAAACAAATAGAGTAAATAGTTGAAGTTAAAAACCAAGCATGTATACCATTAAGGAAATCCTCTACCGTGAAGCGATTACCAAACAATTTAACAACAAATTGAGCAGCTTCTTTTAATAAATCAAATTGAACAGTTTCAGCATTTAACTTTTCTGTCCACTCTGCCGCTGCAAACGCATCAGTAGCAGAAATGAAATTAGGTAGAAAGAAAGTTTTTTTACCAGTAGATAAATTTAAAACCAATTTAAACGTTTCTGTTTTTTGTGTTTCTTGCATAATTGAATCTCCTCTCATAAATAAAAGGCACAGCATTATGCTGCACCTTCTCATTGTCAGATTTCTTAAACTTGTCCTGCCACTACTGGTGGGCTTGGTACTGTTTTAAACCAATTTGAAGCTACAGAAGCATCCGCACCCGTTGACTCTTCATCCAAAATATGTCTCCAGTTTCCATCTTCACGTTGAATCGCTTTACATTTCACTTTGGATGATTGGAAGTTCGGTTTGTCTTCTGCTGTTTTGTGCTCGTCCTCTGGAATTTCAAATTTTGTTTTATAGTAGCAATAGAATTTATTTTTTCCGTTGTCTTTAGGCAAGCGATATAAAATTGCTACATATGGCGCGATATCATTTACGTTATCGACAACTTGTCCTTTAACAACCTTCTTACCTAATACTTCTGCATACACTTCTAATGGCAATGAATCTACTTCAAATTCAAGTTCTACTCCACCAAAGGCCGAAGCTGTCGCTCGTGGACCACCTTCTGCGTAAAACGTAACAGATTCAGATTTAGGTGATGCTTTCCCACTTACCGTGTAACCAACTCGTTTAGGCGTGGCATAGGTAGCCTTACCATCTGGTGTTTCTGTTAAAATTGCATAATGTAAATCTCTAAAATCGATTGGAATAGCCATTTATTTTCCCCCTAAAGTTTAATGTCAGTACGAAATCTCATACCATAGTGGTATATTTTCGTATCTGATTCGTATAAATTTGCTGTTGTAATACGCTTGAAACCTATATTTTTCATGGAAGTATTTACCGCTTCTTTTAAATCACCCTTAACAGGCATAAAAGACCAAATATCAACTTGAAATAAAATGGTGCTGGTAGATTCCACTCCTTCAGCGTATCTTCCAGCACCATTATCTAATTCAGAATAAGTGATCCATGTTTTGCTCTCGTCATCGCCACGAACCATGTTATAAATGTATTCTCCACCTAGCTTTTCCACAATAAAAGGAATCGTAAGAGCACGTAGCACATCTTTTTCTAGAAACCTCATACGATATGCAACGCCGCCGCAAAGACATTTCTCATTTCATGAACCGCCTTTACTTCTGTATGTGTTACTGTCTTTTCTATAAATCCTTTATGTGGTGGATGTGGCATTTTACTAGTCCCCCAGTTTTGGAATTTCATATAAAAATGTGGAGAATTATCATCTTTTTCCCATCCCACACTAATAGATTTGACTCCATTTCGATTCTTCACTTTACCAACAAGCACTTCATCTTTTGCATGCTTTCCTGTTCGCCAAGATTCTTTAGGTGAAGGTGGTTTAGGAGATGCACTAGCTGGACTTTCTACCCTTAATGCATCTTTCACTACTTCAGCGCCCTTTTTTAACGCCGTATTTTCAACTGTTTTTACGTTCCTTCCCAATGCTTCGAAACGCTGAATAGCTTCCTGGATTCCAAAGGTCGTTACTTCTGCCATATGGATCTCTCCTCGCACACTAAACAGATTTCTTTATGCTGTTCATCAACATCTATAACAGCTCTAACTTCAAATAAACGTCCGTCATATAAGACGCGCATTTTCGTATCAATTCCTCTACGAAATCTCATAAAAAAATTCACTGTGCGAACCGCATTTTCGGTGTTTCCAGTGAATATTTCATAATTGAATCCCTTTCCGAATGGTGTTTTTGCTCTCGCCCAAACAGTGACAACATCTTTCCATTCTGACGGAACCGGATTCCCTTCTTCATCTTTTTTATTTGTGATTTCTTGCTGAATTGTTATTCGTTTATTTAATTTACTTGGATTCATGATTATCACCGTAATTATAGTCCCTTAATTGTAATATGGTGGTTTCTAATGAATGCTTTAATGCCGGGACATTTAATGATTTATCTTGATTTTCATAGTTTAATAAAACATGCGTTATTACCGCGATTTTATATAGTGCCTTTTCACTTTCAGGAACACCAGATTGCAATAAGGATTCTTTTGCTCCATCGATTAGAAGTTGAATATCTGTATCCTCTTCATTTCCATCGATTTTCATTTTTCTTTTTAATAGCTCTAACATATAATCACCTATGATCCTGAAGCATTGGTTTTCGCTGATAATTCAACGCTTAACTGAGAATTTAATCCGTTATTCCCAACTGCTTTCACTTGATAAGAATATGTTGTATCACCAGTTAGGCCTGTGTCTTTATAGGTCGCTGTTACTGATGTCCCTACTTGTTTTCCATCGCGAAGTATTTGATACTCTTTAATGCCCCCATCATACACAACAGGAGACCAACTAATGTTGGCCGTTGTTACTGTTGTAGAATCAACTTTCAACCCTGTTGGTCCTTGGGGAGGATTAGGGTGTAGTCTGCACTTCAGCGATACGGAATGCTGATTTCAGTTTGATCTTATGGTCAAACCAAGCTGTTAAAACAAATAGTTCAATACCTGTTTTTACATCTTTGTCACGATCATAAATCATATTTGGATCGTAGTTGAAGTGAGAATATCGGAAATCACCAACAACTGGATTCACTGCTGAATCACAGAACTTAACTGGCTTCCCTAAAACTTGTTCTGGTTGAGCATTATATAAAGTCGCACTACCATTAGCAAGTGTTTCAATTATTTCTAGATAATCTGTGTAACGCATTTCAATAGTCGCATTTTCACGAAAATCTTCATGTAAATCTGCAACTGCTGACTTAATAGCTTTATATAAAGTTGCACCTTTAACTAACTTAATGCCAGCTTTATAGAATGACATAGATTCTTCTCCAGCTTTAGGCGTTGTAGCAAATGCTACTTTCTTCTCTTTTGCTGCTAAACCACTTTCTAACGCTTGATCTACAGTTTGTACTAAGTTTGTATCAGTTGCTGCTAAAACAGTCTCTGAAATAGGTACAAACACCTTAAATTTATTACGCCCGAAGGTTACAACATCACCTTCTGCTTTCAATTCCTTTGCTGTTACTGTATCAGCAATAAAATCATCATCATCTAATGTAAAAGTAACCTTAGGAATTTCAAGGTTAGTCACACTTGTAAATGTAGATACATCTCTTAATGGGTTTTTAACAAACGGTTCATGCAATAATTCATTCGTTATTGTAGTTGGAAGAATCTTTTCTCCACCTGTTGAATTTTTATCACCAAGAGCTGCTCGTGCTTCTTGTGATAAGGTACCTCCACGAATTGTAGCTCGAACCAATTCTGCTTTCGCTGCAACTACCTTTTGTTTTGGATCTTCAATAGATTGCAAACCATTTTGAGTTTGAGCTTGAATTTGAAATTGCGCTTTCTGTTCAGCTTCCATCGTGTCGTGTTGTTCTTTAATTACATTGAAACGCATTTGAAGGTCTTTCTTGGATTGCTGTAACACTTGAAGACTCTCCATGGTTGCGGATGGATCAATCGCCTTCTGAGAAAGCTCACTCTCTACTTTTTGTAGTTGTTGACCAATAGTAGATAAATTTTGTTTTAGTTCAAACAATGTATTTTTTGAGAAGTATTGAAAGTTACCAATAGATAATCGAAATTTATTTTTCATTAATGAATTCCCCCTAAAATTGTGTTTATATAGTCCGCGTTAGCTTTCGCTTCTTCGGCAATTTTTTGTCGTTCTAATATTTCGTTTGGTGATATGTTTGCTTGTGTATTTACTAATTGTTGTGGAACATTTTTGTATTCATGCATCCACTTTTCATCTAGACATGCTGCGGCATTATTTGCTGAGATAATTTCATCACAAAGTCCATACTCCATAGCTTCATCAGCCGATAACCATGTCTCTGCATCTAGTAATTGTTTTAATATATCTTCATCTAACTTATCGCCAGCACGAGTTAAATAGTGTTGCACCATCGATTTGTTAATACGTTCAATGTCATCCGCTGCTTTACGTAGCTGATCAGCATTTCCTGATGCATATGTCCACGCATTGTGTACCATCAACATTGAATTAGCATACATAATGATTTTGTCTGAAATCATAGGTAATACTGATGCGCAAGAAGCACCTATGCCATCAATATAGGAAATAACCTTCGCTGGATGTCGCTGTAACATTGCAATAATAGCCATTGTTTCAAAGACAGATCCACCTGGACTATTGATGTAAAGGTTAATCGTTTCAATACCATTACCTAATTCATCAAGTTCATTTTTAAAAGTAATAGACGATACCTCGCCATACTCTTCCCATGCATACTTTGTAATTTCTCCATAAATAAAAACATCAGCCGTATTACCATTGGCAGATGCTTTCATTTTGAAAAACTTATTCTGTTTGTTCTTTGCCACTGTTTTTCACCCCCTTCCGTTGAGTCGGCTCCATGTCAATTGGATATAAATCACCGCTTACCCACAGTTTTGAAGCATTACCACCAACAGGTGGCTCGTCTTCTTTTTGGCGCACATCATCTTGTGATAACCATCCACTCCTAATCGCTGCTTGATAATAAGCTGTTCTTGAAGCTGTATCACCTCTTAACAGGCCTCCAAGGTTGAATTTAAAGTAATGTCCCTCTTGCCGTTCTTTTTTATTTAGCAACTTACGGTTCATTTCTTGCTCATACTGACGAACAATAGGGGTTAGAGTCATTTGGACAAACTGAATCATCAACTGTTCATTACTGCTATAACTTTGTCCTTCAGTGTCATTTAAAAATGTAACTGGAACATTAAAAACGTTAGCAACTCGTGAACGTGTAATTCGTTCTGATGCTAACGTGTCTGAAGCGAAATATTTCCGCTCCATTTCTTCAATATTTACACCGGGTTCTCTAAATAAAATGCCACCATTTTCTTGATAAAATCGTTTAAAATCATCAATGATTTTTTGCCTCTTATCACTATCTACCTGCGTCGCATAATCCAAAATAAAACTATCTTTCTTCTGCATTTCTGACAAACTAAATTCTTGTACTGCCTTATCATATTCAAGAGTATTTCGCAAAACATCAATTGGACAAATACCTTTCCATCTTGAAATACCTGTGATGTGTTTGACATGAAACATGTTCATATTGTGGATGTAATACGTACCTTCAATCCCACGTACCTCATACCACAAATTATTATCATCCTTATTTAAAAAAGGTGTTACATAAGCGGATTCAATAGGTATTAATGATTCCACTTGAAACCGAATATCACGAATGATAGCTGCATATCCATTTCCAGTTTCATTTCTTGAAACTTCAATTTTATTTATCCATTCAAATCCGTTCATGTTTGGATTAGGTTCATTCATTACAACATCAGCTACTTGATTAACAACAGTGTCATAATCCTTATAAAGCTTTAATGGCAAAGATGCTACCGTATTCGATAATCTACTAATTACGCTGAAAATCGTCTCGTTTGTAGCTAATTTCGCATTATCAATACCCCAAAACTTTCTTCCAAACCATGAAGAGAAGTCAAACCCCGAGCCTTTCCACCCGACGGCCGCGCCTTTTAGTGCTCCCTTCACACGATCTAATATTTTCAATTTCTCACCGCCCTTCTATTTAAAAAGATCGCTAACTGATATAAATTCAATATTTCCATCACCTTGTAATTGAGTTAACATCGGGATTACTTCTGTATGAGCATTTAGAAATGCTGCAAAACCATCAATCTTCCGGTATTTACTCTGTTTAGATGGTAAAAAGTTTCCATTACGATCTTCCACGAGTTTTACATTGTTCATGTACCAACGGAAAAGACGGTTTTTATTACTGATTATTTTTCCATCCAATAATAATTCTTTTACATCCTTTAATGCTGGACTTAAAGTTAAATGCCCTTGTCGAACTGATTCTGTATTAAATCCATATGCTTTCAAATCTTCATTCAAACGATACGCATTTGCTGGATCATAAGTAATTTTCTTTATGAAATACTGTTCAGATTGTTCAACAAACCAATCATAAACATACTCGTATTTCACATATTCACCAGGAATAATAGTTAACCAACCTTTATCTTTAAACTCCTTATATTCGATGTCCTCATTATCACGGTCAACTTTAGCTTGCGGAACCCAACTATGAGATAGCACAAAAACCTTTCCATCATCTAAAGGAAACTCTAGACAAGCGCTTGTAAAATCTTCTGTTGCAGACAAATCATAACCTGCAACACATTCTTTACCAGCTAATCCTTTTATATCAATAACTTCTTCATTTCTTTTTAAAATCTCAATACCAACAAAGGACATTTCATCATTATCAACAAAGATGTTAAATTGTTTTGTAATCCAGTCGTATTTTTCAGCATCTGTATGTTTGTCTGTATTCCAATCATCAATAAGCGATGGGAGGTCTAGCGAAACACCCATATTTGGATTTGCTTTAATCCATAGTTCAGGATTCTCAATTTCATCCACACTATCCATTTCAGCCATGAAATAAAACTTTCTATCTTGGTCGATAACCCCTTCCAACACATCAGTTGCAATTTCATAGTATTGAACAAGTGGTCCTTCAAGCTGATATCCTGCTGTAGTGATGTAAACAATCATTGGTTGTTTACGTGCGCCACGTGATTTTTTAATAACATTAATTAACTTAAAGTTTTTAAATTCATGTATTTCATCAAAAATACCAAGGTGTGTGTTTAATCCGTCTAGTTTCTTACTATCTGATGCACGAGGTTCAATTTTAGAATGCGTTTTATCGTGGAAAATTCCTTTCTGATTTTCGCGTAAATGCTTCCGAAGAAGGGGTGATTTTTGAACCATTGCACGACTTTCATCAAATAATTCTCCCGCTTGTTGTTTTGTATTTGCCAAAACATAAACACGAGCACCTGGCTCATTATCTTTAGCAACAGCATAATTAGATAAACCAGAAATCATTGTAGTTTTTCCGTTTTTACGTCCAATAAAAATAAGGCCCTCACGAAAGCGCCTATAACCTGTATCTTTATGAACCCATCCATACAAAGAACCTATAACAAAGTGCTGCCACGGTTGAAGAACTAATCTTTTATAGTCACCTTTTGATGGGCGACAAAACTTTTCGATATATCGTATCGGTCTATGAGCCTTTTCTTCCTCAAAAACCCAAGGAAACTCCTCAGTCCCCTGTCTCTTCAAATCATTTAGATGACGCTGACAAGACAAGATGTTTTTCTTACTAGCTATTATGTTTCCTTTCACGACTTGTTCTGCATACCAAGTTGTTCTTAGTTCTGGAGATGGATCTACCAAAATATTAAAATTCTGTATCTGTTCATTTCGCCAATTTTTATACCACTTAGCTATTTCAGATGGCTTAGAAGTTGTCGTAATCATCATCAGAATCTCCAGTTAACTCTTCTTGAAGCTTTTTACGGCTTGCCCCAGTCAACCCTAGCTCCCCTAAATATTGACGAATCTGCTGTAAATACTTAGGTATCTCTGGTATCAAAGTGTGCTTAGTCAGATTTGTAGCACCTGCTTTATTTGTATACTCCATTGTCAGCCCTTCTTTTTTAACATTGCCCGCCATCTCCCTAAACATTTGATAACTGAAAGCAATCGCTTCAACTACAATGGGATCATTTTTATCTGCCTTACCTTCCCCTTCTAGAACAGACCAAATACGAATCCAAGTGTCTTTTCCTACTTTTTTAAATGAGTAGGTGGTTTTCTCTCATTCAATCCTTTATCCACGCTATCACCTCACTTACATTTTATGGATAAAAAGTATCGATTCAAAAATAAAAACCCCCTGTTTTCAGGGTTTACCCCCCTTTAGAAAAACCACTTGCGCTACGCACGAAGGTGGCATCCGGTCTGGGTGGAAACGGCTCTGAACAATAAAAGGAGGGGGGCTATATGAATTCTTTGTTCGCTTTTACTTTTACGAACTGAATCTTTCTTTTATTTTTCTTTTTCCCTCCACCCTTTTCAGGATGTTCCTTGTTGTGACATGCATTACATAAACTAATTAAGTTATCTAATGTTAATGCAAGTTCAGGATATTCACTTCTTTCTTTGATATGATGGACCATATCAGCAGGTACCGGTATTAATGGATCATGCTTCATACACTCTTGGCAACGGTAGCTGTCTCGTATCAGCGCTAACTCTCTACACCTTCGCCACGCTGTACTATCGTAGAACTTCTTCGCTTCTTTATCACGTTTATATTTATCGTAGAACTTTCGTTGTTGTGTTGTTTTATTTTCAGTCATCACTTTGAACTATCTTTCGAGCTACAGCTTTACCGTCAAGATATAATTCAACGGTTTCAGCTTCTCCTGTATACTTGTTCATAACCTTTTCTAACTTCTCGAATGCACTTACACATTCATTGATAGCTAATGTAAGTTCTTCTATATTCGCTTTTGCTTCTGTCGTATCAATATCAATGTGGGCTGAAACAATATTTTGTTTTTCCACTCTTCATCCCTCCAAAATAAAAAGCACCCGAATGGATGCTTCTCTCTCAATTATTTTTTAATTGTGGTACGTGAAGTTTTATTCTTTTTCCAATTACCTAATGCTGTTACATTCATCTGTATCAACATTATTAAGTAACTGGAAGAAGAGCAAAAGCTCTCCTTGATAACGGTATCATTCAATCATTACCATCTACTGGTTTCGGATTTTATGTGCCGTCATTATGAAACCGTTTAGACAACATATAGATTACAAAGGAATCTTTATGAGTTGTGTTTTCCGCCACTTCTCACAATACAAATATATCATGTTAAAAACCAAAACGTGTCCGTAAATAGTTCGCAAATTGTCCGCGAATAGTTCGCATTTCTTTATAATAACGATATATTACCAGTCCATGTCCATATACCTTTGTTCCAACATTGCTTCACGTCTAAAGAAAAACTCTAAGCTTTCATCTGACTTTATAGCATTTTTATATAATGTTAGGCTATTATCATCAAAAAATATATTCATTCCGGACTTAATTATTCTCATAGCTCTTGCCCATTCATTATCTTTAAATAAATATGTTTCAAATTGCTCAATAACTTGGCATACCTCCATAAAAGTTTCCTCATTTTTATTTATGAGTGAAAAGTGATTTTGCCGTGTCATACTAACTGGAATAAATCCTACCCCATCAACCTTTGCTAATAAAGAACCATCTTTTTTTTCAAATCCACCATGAGCAAATTTATTACGGTGTTTTTCCTTAATCGATTGTAATTTGTCAAAATACTTCATTACTTCTGGTTTTCTACTAGGTTTAAATACTTTTGTGAATTTCAGAGTCCAAGTATCTGCAATAAAAATTGATATACTTTCAGAGTTTTTATCAAAATCACTAAATGGTAAGAGTAATACCATTAAATGCTCTTGATAGCTAAAATAAGCATCTAACATAGCTTGAGTATAAAAAAATGCCTCCTTATTCCTCTGCGCTTTTTTATGGAAATGTTTATAACTAATTTTATCAGTTGTTTCAACCTCATATTCATTCTGATTATATAAGTTGTGAGCTTTTTCTTTAAAATACAGATACCTATCTCTCAGCAAAGCACTTTCATTAGAAAATGTAATATCACCTTTATTAACTATTTCCTTCAATACCGGAGACATTAGATTATCAACTATTTTAAGAGCTCCATTTATTTTTTTAATTAACGACTTCGCTATCGATTCATCATCCGTTTCAGAAATTAATCTAAATCCGAATTTTCTAACCGTAAAACAAAAGTTTATCCCTTGATATTTAAATGTGACTTCCCACAGTACTTTTTCCATTGGTTGATATTCATAATCAAACCCCTTCAAATATACCAACATAAAAAAGACCATGTCCTGCTGCGGTAATTTAATTCCTAATTTATTCGCCATAGAACTATTAATTTTTAAAACTTCTTCCACCTCAAAACCTGTCAGCTTTGAAGCCGTAAATCCTTCAGTACATTTCTCAAAATTATTCCACTGTTTTATATTCTCTTTTTTAAACCTAGCTACATAATCTTCCACTACGTTCCCCCTAATTAACTTATTGATATTTGCTATTAATTTATCATATTTTCATTGTTTTTCATTAATTTATTTAGAAAATGAATTAGCTATAAACTAGAGTGTGTTAAATTCATCTGTACGCATTTATCTCATATGTATCAAGCCTTTACGTATTATTACAGAAATGAATTTGACACGTTCAGTTTGTAGCTAATTCAAAAATTGATAAAAAAAGAAAGAAATTAGATTTTAAATTTCCTTTGATAATCGTTTAATGTATCTTGTTCGATTCCGATATATCTCAATGTTTCTTTTTGCTCTGTATGATTTAACATTTGTTGCAAAACCGCTACATCTCTAAACTGTTGATAATGATGATATCCATAGGTTTTACGTAAAGAATGTGTCCCAATACGATCTAATCCAAACTCTTGCGCTGCTTGATTCAATATTACATAAGCCATTGCCCTTGTAATCGGCTTGTTTTTCCCATTCCTACTTTTAATCAAATATTCATTTTTAGGTTTCCCTTTTGTATAATCACGAATCGCCCTCTTTAATTCTGAGGGCATCTTAATATCTTTTATTTTTCTTGTTTTCTTTTCACGTATGACAATATTCCAGCCCTCTACATCACGAACACGTAAACGCAATATATCTGATATCCTAAATCCAGTATTAATACCAAGAAGAAACAGAATGTAGTTTCTTTCATTCTGCTTCTTATAGAATTCTTTTATTTCTTGTATAATTTCTTTATTTCGAATCGGCTGTACAATGTTCATACACTTTGCCCCTCTTTTTGTCTATGTGTTTTTTGAAATACCTCTTTCTTTAGATTGAAAGCTAAACGCAATATCGCACGACCTTTTAACTTGTAATACTTTGTTTTACCTATACCTAAATCCATCCAGATATCTGGGTCGTATCCAATGTCATCTTCCATATAAAACTTCACGATTACCTCACGTTCATCATCTCTTAGGCGATTCACCGCATCATACAACCAACTTATAAATTTATTTCTTTCTTGTTCATACTCAATTCTTTCAATTGCAATATTTTCAGTTGAACTATTAAACTCGTTTGTAGTTGATGGAGGAACAATAGAATATGACGGTGTCACTTTTGGCAGCATATCACATGGCATTGTTGCTAAATATGTACGATACTCATTGAATACTTTTTCAATTGCTTGTTTTGTTCTTTTCCCATCCACGATTGGCATTTTAAATGATAGTTGTTTATTCATATTAATTTCCTCCATTATTATTATTTTTGTCTTACTGCTCCACGTCTGCGTTCATAACGTGGTCCATGAACTCCCATTAACTCTTCAATTTCACGAGTGCTAAATTTTTCTTTTCGCTTTTTCTTGCCTTTCTTCTTTGCTTGTTTTGATTGCTTTTGCCACTCACGTAGCTGATCCTTTAACACCTTCATTTCCCCATCTCCCTTTTCAAAATAAAAAGGACACCTATTCCTAAAACAGCTTTAATTGCTGCTTTAATGAATTGGTGTCCTCTAGTTTTCTAGCCGGACTGTATTGGGTTTTCATTTATTTAATAATACCTGCTTGTACAAAGAGATTTCTCCAAGCTTTATTAACGTGGTATTTCTCAACGGCTTTCGCACGACGAGCAATCGCTTTTCTTGTTTTACGTTTCTTTAAATTAGCCATTCTCCTAACCTCACTTTCTATTCAAAGGATTATTTTGTTCAGTTTCTTATAAAGTGTTAATATTCTTCATAAAGGAGGTCTACTAATGAAAAATTTCTGGAAGAAAGTTTCTTTAATTACTTTCATAGTAATTGTCCTTTTAATAATTTTATATTTTGGTGGTATGTCATTTTTTTGGAACCACCCCTGAATAAAGCTCAATATTCCGTCAATACTGTAGATACATGGTAATCTTTCTCCGGTTTCCTTACGCGAGCAGTTAGCTTTTGCTAGCTGCTCTTTTCTAATCTTCCTCAAGTTCTGTAACAGTTATATAGTTCCTAGCATTCTTGCGATTTTCTATTCTCATTTGATACGCTGGCCTTGTATAAAAACGAACTGTTGCAGGAAGTACGCCCATATAATCAGCGCATTCCTTTGCAGTTCCAATACATATGAATGATTCACCTTTATAAACGACGTACTCCTTTACGTTCAC